GGAGAACTAGGAGTAAACATTGAATCAAAACTAGGACTAAATCTTACAGCAGGAACTACAATAAAAATGACTGCAAACTTACTAGGCTTAGGAGGACAGGTAGAGGGATTAGACCCAAGAATAGTGGGATACACGGGAGACCCTACGGAAGAAGCAAGAGGATTAACCTATGATTCTGCTGCCTACGCCGCTACTATTGTAGACCCAGGACAGTTCCAGCCTACAACTTTTGGTCATATTGAGTTAGGAATTGGAGCAACTATTCAAGGATTAAGAGTTGATTTAGCTCCATTATTCCCAACACTTCGCGCTGCAAGAGCTTCTCACCCACTCCCCCAACTAGGAGAGTATGATTATAAAACTTAAGGAATAACGAACTATGGCTTCATTTGATTTAAATACTTTTTCTTCATCAGTGGCAAATGGTGAGGGCTTATTTGCTGGCGGCGCAGCAGCTTTAGGCCTACCATCATGCGCGTTGGAGTTAGGAGAACTTGCTCTCGCCCTGATCCCAGCACCAGTGCTACTAGCTATGGATAGAATGTTAGCAGAATGGAGAGAAAAAGTAGACGCAATTATTAAAGAAGCCTTCAACTATATTGCTAGCTTATTTGGAATTAAACAATATCTGACTAACTTAGGTAATATCTCTCTGAAGCTTGATGGTCTAAGCGATCTAGACTTCTGGTTGCCAGCAGCCATACAAGCAATCATCGAGGCAGGCGCTGACCTCTATCAGAATATTCAAGCTGTAGGAGAGCTAATTGAAGACATTAAAGCATGTCTTGATCAGATTAGAGCAGCTTTAGAGACTAATAACAGCTCAATGACTGATCAAGATACTATTAATCAAGATCAAGAGCTAGCCAGAGCTTTATCTACAGCAGAGGAAGCTAATAAAATTAAAGAGAAAGTTGTAGCTGCTCAAAATAGAATTGGTAATGAACTCCTTCTTAGAGCAAATGATCCTAACAGAGAGCCTGTAATTAATCCAAAATATGCTGCTAATTTTGCAGGAACCACTTTCAAAATTGGCGAAACTCAGGAAGAAGTGGAGGAATTAATCCGTCTTGTTTATGGACCACCACAAAGCAGAGAAGGTCAGTTCTTACTATCTGTGGACGGCCTTTACTACGACTCTCAAGGAGACTCAGGATTAGCCCCAGTCCTGAATAGTATTAGAGCAAAAAGATTTGCTCTTGATCCTGGCGAAACGTGGAAGTTTAATTTTGACCCCAATATTGGCGGCAGAGGCGACGAAATCTCACTAAGAAATACTGGTGATTGGGTAGGAAGTATTTTTGATATTAACTTAATAGATGATAGTGAGATGCTTCAACCTCACTATGAGGTAGACAAGCTTCTCGTTACCTTAATTGGACAAAAAGATAAAAGAGTTATAGACATAAAGAATCAAATAAAAACCTTAGAGGGTATGTCGGAATCAATTCTTAATAATATGAAACAAGGATTGATGGGAGAAGTGGCACAATTTGAGAGTAAAATAAACAGAAGAAAAAAACAAATAGAGATTGCAGTTAAAGCTCCTACCATCTTCGGAGACAGAATCCTATTTGAACCAGGAAAGGTTCCTGTTAATGATTTCTCTTATTTACAAAAATATAATCTAACAGTAGCGTTAGATCGACAAGAAAAATTAGTGATCAATACAGAAGAAGTTTCTGGTATTGTTCTACCTTTAGAGCCTAAGTTTGTAAAAGCAAGCCCAAAGAATAACTCACAGCTTTTCCCTCATCTAATGATGCCTGATTCAGTTAGAGATGGAATAATTACAGATATTGATACTTCTTACGCTGATTTGGTAAACCCTAGCGGTGGACCTACATTAAATATTCAAGAAATAGTTTCTACGGATGGGCTATTTGCTTTATACAATTTCTTAAATTCTGATACTGTATTACCTTCATCCTTGTCCTTTAATCTTACTAACTGTATTGACTCAGTTTTAGAAAATAACGGACAACTAGTAGCTAAACACTCAAAAGATTTATTCAAGAGGTATGGACTAGCTGTGCCTTACTTTGAAGGTATTACGATTAACTCTGGTAGTAACCCATCAGCTCTCGGAACGTTCGCCAAACTACCAGACACAAGAGATTTCCAAGACTGGACTTATAAGAAAAGCGGATTTTCCTTTGATTGTTGGACACATGTTCCTAGTCTAACAAATGGAGATATAGGCTGGTCTGATGCAGACTCGTCTGGGCTTTATAGACTCATTTTAGCAAATGAAAATACCGGAATAGCTAAATCTAGAGTTAGGGAGAATGATTACCTCTTAACCCAGAACTCAGATAGTTCCGATTATGTTAAAGGCATGATTGTCGGATTCACAATTGATCAAAGGTGGACCAAAGGTATTTTACCGTCAAACAATTTTGCCGATCAAGATCCATACACGGAAGGTTATGGTTTTCTAATAGCGCCAACAATCTCATACGACTCTTCTTCTGTAGCCTTCATCTCAAAATCAGCTTGTGATGTAGAAGATGGTTGGAGAGGTATGTATATTGCAAATACAAAGCAAACCTCTTCAGGAAAAACTCTGGACCTCTGCACGAGTTCTTTCGGACATTTAGCATTCAGCGTTAATTACGATAAAGACTTACTGACAGTTTATTTGGATGGAGAAGTCTTAGAAACGTCTTCAGTCGCTGAAGTATTTGCTATTGATGTGGGGCAAACTGTAAAACTTCCATCATTTAAGAAAGAGAATAGCTTTGAGTATAAGACTGAAACTGTAGGTATTTTAGCTCCTAAGTCTCTAAAGAACGGACCAAGAACCTATCCATTCTTCACACCTTGGATTTTAGGCGGAGGTTACACTGATGGGAATGCTCTCCAAGGTAACTTTATGGGAGGCCAGTATGGAGGCCAAAGAAGTGGATTGAAGGGCTACTTGGGTAGCGTAAAGTTCTACAACAAAGCTATTGACGAAGGCGCTGTCAAGCAGAACTATGATGTTCAGAAGAATCTGTTTAAGACCATTAAACTAAAACCAAAGAGTGTTATTATTGGTCTTGGTCAAAGTAACATGGATGGTTATTTCGTCCAAATGTATGAAGGTTTCCCACCAACTCTTAATCCAGATATTCCAACTGATTATTTTGGACCTCAAAAACAAAGGTATATTTGGACTCCCGACTCATTATCTGCTAGTTCAGGAACCTGGAAGGAGGTCGATGCACTTAACACTCCTAACATACTTTACCCAACATTCATATCGTATCCTCCGTCAGATGAGAATTATGGAGGACTAAACGCTAGTAGGTATCAAATAACGGCACAAGAAGATAGATTTATACATGTTTTAGGGAGAAGACATTTTGATCCGATGATACCTTTTATGAAGTATCTTGCAAATTATGATCAGCAAGAAGTTTTTCTCATAAAGAATGCTCAAAATGGTTTTTCTATAACAAGTGGTTTAGAACTAAACAATAGTCCAATAAATTTCAGCTATACAGATGCTCGACATGCAACAGCAGAGACTCAAGGGCTAGACGTTTATTACACTCTTAAAAATGACGTTAGTGCAGCTATCGAATCTCTAAATTCTTTATACCCAAACGACTACGAGATCAAAGCTATTTTTCTGATCCAAGGAGAATTTGAAGCTCTCTATACATCAGGAGCTCAACCTAATTATCCAAATTTAATATCAGGACAAGTAGCTGATAATTGGGGATACAGCTTCTCTAGTCTTCTTTACCCTAAAATACAAAGGGATATAAAAGAAATGTTAGGAAAACCATCAATGCCAGATATTCCTTGGCTTATTGGAAGAATTCATATCGAGATGAAAAAAGAGTTACCAGAAGGTGGAATTGATCCATTAAATAGGTTACATAACGGTCAGGCTTATTTTACTGATAACGTTAGAGCGCAACAAGAAGCCATAGCAAATGATCCTACTTTGAATACTTACCTAGTTGATATGGACGGAATGACAGAAGTATTTGATGATAATAGTAAAATTCACTTCTTAGCAGAAGGACAACTAATCACTGGTTTACGTTTCTTTGAGAAATACAAAGAAGTTATTGATCCTGAATAGTGAGTATATACTAGTATGAAGATTGCAAGTGAAACTACCACAGTAAGAGGTGCTCTACCTACGAGGAAAGTTGAAACTACTATAAAACAAGTTTCATATAAGACTCGTCGTGGCTTGAAGTTCCCTTTTACGGATTCAGATAGAGGATACTTATCTACATCGGTAGAAGTTGATTTAGCAAAATCTAATTTAAAGCAGCTAATCAACACTCGCAGAGGTGAGCGTGTAATGCTACCCGACTTCGGGTGTGATTTAGATTCTTTGCTTTTTGAGCCTTTTGATGAGAGACTTGTTTACGAGGCTAGAGATAGAGTAATTTCTTCCATAACAAAATATATTCCATATTTAACTATTAAGAAAATTCAAGTTTTAAGATTAGAAGAAACTAGTAGATATGGTCTACCTGTCTTACAGATAAGCCTTTCCTGTCAAATCAGAGATGATGAAAATACTTTATTTGATGTGAGCGTTAAATTATGACCTTTAGAGGAACTGTAGAATCTGATTTTATGAAGCTCGTCAAGAACCCTCAAATCAATAAGGCTAATCTTATTGACTATGCGGGATCTGATTTCGATACAATTAAGAATAATTTAATAGAATACATCAAAGCTGTATATCCTCTAGATTATGACAACTTTGTAGAATCTGATTTAGGAGTAATGCTTGTTGAGTTAGTTGCTTACGTTGGAGCAGTGACTTCAATGAAAGCAGATTTCTTGGCTAATGAAAATTATATAAGAACGGCTAGAACGAGAAACGGAGTTAAGAAATTACTAGAGCTAATTGGGGTAAGATTGAAGGGGCCAATTAGCGCGATTGCTAATGCAACACTAACCCCCGCAACCCCAATTCAGGCCGGAGAAAACGTCACAATCCCAGCAGACTCCAGAGTTATCACGGTGACCTCCCCTGAAGACAGCCAACAGGTTTCTTACACATTATATAAAACTAACAATGGTCAGATTCAAAGAACAAACGCTGATGGAATTATCACTTTAACTTATGATGAGTCAACCGGAGGAAATATCTTCTCAAACTTAATTCTGTTAGAAGGAGCAATGGTAACCCAATCTGGCTCTTTTACAGAAACGGGAGGAATTAAATTTGTAAACCTCACAGCTTCTCCTGTAGTAGAGGGATCTATAGAAGTAGTGATTACTAGTAAACAGGGGACAGAGGAACCTTACGAGCAAGTTGATAACTTGTTTTTTGTTAGTGGGAATTCACAAAAAGTATTCCAAGTAATCTCTGATGACAATTATGCAGCCACAGTAGTTTTTGCAGATAATATTTTAGCAGATGCCCCCACTGCTGGAGAGAGTTATTCAATAACTTATAGAGTTGGGGGAGGATCTAGAGGAAACTTAGCAAAAAGCTTCATAAGCTTCCCTATATCAATCAATGTTGGCTTAGAGTCTAGAGACGCAACTGTAGAAAACTCCACAAGAGCTACAGGCGGAGCAGATGCTGAAACACTTGAACATGCTAAGAGATATGCTCCACTAGCATTCCGAAGCCAGGATAGACTAGTTACTTTATTAGATTATAATGCTTTCGCTAACTCTTTCTCAACAAGTTATGGATCAGTTGGTAAAGCTGTCACCTCAACTCGCAGAGCATATTCATCAGCTAACGTCATAGATGTATTCATATTAGAAGTAGCAGGTAATCTACAACTAAAGAAAGCTAGTCCGGCTTTCAAGAAAGAATTGATTGACGCAATGCAGCCGAAAAAAATGATTACTGATGAAGTAGTGGTAGTGGACGGTTTAATAAGAACTTTAGATTTAGTTTTAACAATAAGAATTTCTAGAGAAATAAAGGAAGATGAGGAAGTAATTAAAAGCCAAGCATCTAATATAATAGAATCTTTCTTTGATGTTAATAGGAGAGAGTTTGGGCAAGAGTTCATTCCCCAAGCTTTAGCAAGAGAAGTATTTGAATTACCCTCTGTAATATTTGCTACAGTAGACAATTATGAAGATACTGTAAAAGTAGATTTTAACGAGTTTATACAACTAAACAATTATACAATTAATGTAGTGAGGGTATAATGACTAATAAATCACTTGTATTAACAAATCAAAAGTTTTCTAAACGAAATTTTTGTGATGTCGTAGAATTTTTAATTCCTAAATACTACATCCTTGAAGATAGAAAACAATTTACTGATAAAGTAGATGCTTTTGATTCTGTAATTAATTCACATCTTAAATTAGCAAGTGATTTAAAAAATATATTAAATTTACCTGAAGGTATTGCTTTTAATGATTTATCTTCTTTAGTCGGTATATACCCATTATTTGATGTAAAGAACAAACTTACCTTTATTGATAATTTTAAGTTTGAAAAATCAGTATTATTTCCTTTAAATTATTCATTTAGGGATTTTTCTACTAGTTCACAATTTGCTTTATTTTTAGAACAAAAATTAATACCTGATTTAAATGCTAGTAGATCTACAGCATCTTCCGTAGATTATTTCGTAAATAATCTTGGTTGGTTTTATCTTTTAGCGACAAGCTCTACGTCGCAATCCTTTGAACCATCTTCTTTCGTAGCTTCTTACTTAGTAGATAAGCTTTACAATAAGAATGAGCCACTAACAACTGCTGATGGTATCAACGCCTTAACTGATTATGTTTGGTATAACGACCTAAACTATCTCCCAGAGGAGTTCACGGCAGGCGTATCGGAGTATACTAGCGGAACTCAACAGCTTGGTAAGTTACATACAGTAAATTCAATCCTATACTCTGATGACTTCATAAACAGACATGATTCTTATATAGAAGATGCCTTCTCTTATTATGAGAGCGTTGGCGGCTACATAGAAGACTTAAGTAATAACGGAGCCTTCTGGAGACTTGTCAAGGCATTCTCTTTCTCCTTTGCAGACAGACAGAACGAAGCTAATAAATTATCTACCTTATACGATCTCCAGGATTGCCCAGACGAATACCTACCAGAGCTTGCTAATATCATCGGTTGGAAGCTGTTAGGATACGATAGAAACAAGTGGAGACTTCAGTTAGCTAATGCTGTAGCTGTTTATAGGCGTGCTGGGACGAAGCAAAGTATTCAGGTTGCTTTAGATAATATCTTTGGGATTGGAGGAATTAATCTAGAGAATTCTAACATAATGGAACTATGGGAATCTTATATTCCCTATATGATTCTTTATGCTCTGTCAACCGAATCTCCCTATTTTGTTAACTACACAACCCTCACGAGAGAAGTAGCTGATAGTCTTGGAATAGACAATTACGATATACAAAACTTTGATAATAATATTAGAGCCGGAGTAGACAAAATTCTTTTAACTCTGTTCGAAGAGTTTCCTGATCATTTTAAATTAGCAGGAGTTCCATACCCTGTAGATTCTGATAATTTTATTTTTAACTATAGAGGAAAAACAAATGTCATTCCTCCTTTTGAAGAAATTCCATATTACGTTAGTTGTGAGGTAACTCCCAAGTTTTTAGAAGTTCTTAGAGAGTTACTTCTTTGTTTCGGTGTAAGTAGATCTTTTGCTGATGCTTTATTTGAATATATCAGATTGAACACTTATGATGATTTATCTGACATCGCTGTAAATAATTCATGGTTGATGTTTACATCATCTATGAGCTTCCCACCAAACTGGGATGATATCTTACCGGATAACACAAACATAAGATTCCCTCAGTCTGCTCAACCTGATTTAAGAACTAGATCTACAATAAGAAATAATTCATCATCTAACTTAGCTAGCCTCTGGTGTGGAAAATCCTCTCACTTCCAAATTGATCTATCAGCAACAAACTACGACTTCGAAAAGACTTTATTTACACCAGACTCTAAGTATGCTCTAATAACTACAGCAAGAATTATTAATGAATTTTCTCCCGCGCACGCGATACCTGTAATTAATGTTCATGCAGGGTCTATAGAAGATACCTACCCAGACCCCTTAGAAAATATTATAAATGAGATAGAAAGAAACCCTCAAGAGTATCCAGGATTTACGAATAACTACCAAGATATTGCTGTTAA